ACAATTACCCCAACAATATCAATCACTCCAAGTAATACACCAGAGGGTTCGGTTACACCAACACCAACTATAACTCCAAGTATATCAATAACATCAACACCAAGTATATCAATAACATCAACACCAACAAGAACAGTTACCCCAAGTATTACAGGAACACCAGGGGGTTCTGTTACACCTACACCAAGCATTACAAAATCACCATTACCTCCACCATCACCAGAACCATCATTTACTCCAACCCCAAGCACAACACCTTGTGTATGTACAACTTTTGAATTTGAAATAACAAGTCAATTATTATTACAAGCAAGTGGAAATACTGATACAAATTTAAACAGTAGAGTGGGGGTATTCTATATAAATTGCAATGATGATTATGAGGTTGATTTCTTTACAGGTGCAACATCTGCTGCAACAATATGTGTATTAACAACATCAGGATCATCAACAACAGCATATTATTATGAGGATAATAATTTGGGAATTGAGTTTTTAACATTTAGTGCAACAACTTGTTGTTTCCCTGTTACCCCAACACCAACCCCAACTGTAACAAAGACAATTAATTTAAGCCCAACACCAACACTTACAACAAATAATTGTATTTGTAATGCAGGAATAATATTGGATAATGAATCATTTAATTATACAGATTGTTCAGGAGAACTAATAACTGGGGGTGCAGAATTTTTAAGTGAAATATGTATTGATATAACAAAATCATTTACAAGCAATATACAGATAAATGGTCCTAGTGAATTTTGTGGGGCTTGTATTCCACCATCAGCAACTCCAACAAGCACAGTTACACCAACAAGAACCCCAACTGTTACACCAACAAGAACAATTACTCCCTCAATTACTCCCTCAATTACTCCCTCAATTACACCATCAACAAGTGATACAACATCTTACAATTATTATACATTCACACCTTGTGCAGGGGGATTAAGCACAGATTATAGATCAACATTATCATTAGCATTAAATGATGTATATGCTTTTGATACAGCAAATCCAACACAGTGTTACGAAATAACATCAATAACTGCCCCAACAAATACAAATGATTTACCAGCAATATATTCAAAAAGTGGATGTGGTGATGCGACTTGCTCACAATCATAATATTTATAAATTAAAAAAAGATGGCTAATACAAAAGAGATTGCTTTTAAAATATCAATTAGTGCAAAGGATGCAGAGAATAACATTAAGAATGTTACAAGCAATATTGTATTATTAGAAGATAATTTAAAACAATTAGAAGCAATAGCAAATGATGCAGATTTAGGTGCAGCACAATTTGAAGAATTAGCAACTGAAATAGCAAAGACTATTAAGGCTGAAACTATATTGACAGAAACAAGCACAAAAGCAGGAAATTCTGTTGAGATGTTGGGAGATGATGTAAATCAAACTGATGAACAATTTAAGAAATTAGAATTAAGAATAAGAGAAACCAGGGTTGCATTACAGAAGGCAGAAGAGGCAGGGGATAAATTAACCTTTGATAAGTTAAAGAAAGACTTGGATGAATTGGAAGATGGTTTAGAAGCCACACAATTAAAGTCAAAACAATTAGATGATGTCTTGGTTAGTTTGCCTGGACCCCTTGGTGGAGTTGGTCAAGCATTAAAAGGATTGGATGCTGGATTTAAGTTATTAATTGCAAACCCCATTGTTGCCATATTGGCAGGTATAGTAGGGGTATTAACATTATTAAAGAAATCATTATCATCCACAGCAGAGGGTCAAGAAACATTAAATAGATTATCTGGTGCATTTGGAAAGATATTGGGGCCAATATTGGCAATTGTTGAAAAGGTTGCTGTCCCCCTATTTAATGGATTTGCATTTATATTGGAAAAGGTGGGGGTAGCATTTAATGCAGTTGCTACTGCATTTGGCATATCATCATCAAAGATAAAAGAGGCATCACTCAATTCAAGTGAGGTATTAAAGAATGCGTCAGAAGCCCAAGCAAAGAGGGATCAAGAAACAAAGAAAGCAGCCGAGGATAAAGCAAAAGATGCACAAGATAAAGCAAAACAAGAAAAGGATAGATTACAGAAATTAGATGCAGATAGAAAAGCAGCACATGAAAAAGAATTGGCAAGAATTGCAGCAGAGAAAAGGGCAAAGCAAGAGAATATAAATTTAAATGAAAATCTTGCCCAATCAGAAATAGAATTGGCAAGGTCAACAGTTGCAGGGGGGGATGATGTTATTGTAAATATTAAATTGAAAGATGCACAAAGAGAAGAAGATTATCAAAGGGAAAAGAAAAGAATATTAGATTTACTTGCATTGGAGAAAGCAGGAACACAAGAGGCAATCAATTTGCAAATTCAATTAAACAATTTAAATGCAGATAATAATCAAAAGAGATTAGATAATATTAAATCAATTAATGAAGAGGAGCAAAAAACAGCAGATGTATTAGCAGAAATTAATAAAGCAGTAAATGAAAAAAGACAAGAAGATTCTGAAAAAGCAATTGAGGATGCAAGAAAGTTTGCTGAATTAAAAACACAAATTGCATTGGATGCAAATCAAGCAGAATTTGATTCTAATGAAGCCAATTTTGATAGACAAAGACAAATACTTGATGAGAGATTTGCTTTAATACAATCTGATTATGAGGCTCGTAAGCAACTTGCAGGTGATGATGAAGCAGCCCAACTTTCACTTGAAGCAGAATTTAATGCAAGTAAGCAACAATTATCAGATGCAAGAATTGAGATTGGAAAAAGGGAAGCACAAGCAGAACAAGATACTTATGCACAGATTGCAGATATATTATCCCAAGCATCAGAATTGGCAGGGGCTGAAACAAATGCAGGAAAGTTTTTGGCAATAGCAAGTGCAGGAATATCAACAGGTATTGGTGTTGCAAAAGCCCTTGCATCATCACCCCCACCATTAAACTTTGCATCAGCAGCATTGGTTGCAGCAGCAGGTTTAAAGAATATTATTAAAATACAATCAACAGATGTGCCATCAGGAGCACTTAAAAGAGCAAGAGGTGGAATGATTTTTGGCCCAGGTTCTTCAACTTCTGATAGCATACCTGCATATTTATCAAATGGTGAGAGTGTTATTAATTCACAATCAACAAAAATGTTTAAGCCCCTATTATCAGCAATTAATGTTATTGGTGGGGGAAGAAGATTTGCAAGTGGGGGTGTTGTTGGAGAAAATTCATTATCAGCACAAAACTTAATAAATGAACAATTATTAGGTTTAACATTAAACCAACAATTAACCCCAATAAAAACCTATGTTGTGTCAAGTGATATGTCATCATCACAACAATTTGATAGGGTTCAAAAAGAAAGAAGCACAATATAATATTATGGCAGTTCAAGTATCATCAACAAATTTTAATGGTCAGACAGGGGATGTAACTTTGTATTTACCAACAGGTAGCACCATTCCATATACCTCTGCAACAACTGTTAGTTTGGGTTTTAATGTTGTTCCATTTAATTATCAAGCCCCAAATATAGTTTGGGAGTATGGTGTATTCTCAATATTCTTTTCAGCAACATCAAAAACTTGTTTGGTTTTTCAAGACACAGGATTAGATGGAGATGGAAATACATATAAGACAATTCAAATTGGTAATCAGATATGGATGTCAGAGAATTTAAGAACAACAAAATATCAAGATGGAACTCCATTAGATAACGTATCAGAAGTTAGTAATGCAACTTGGATAGCAGCCACAACCCAAAAATATTGGGCACTTGTATCTGGTTCAACTGGCAATACAGCAAATTATGGATTGGTATATAATGCTATGGCAATAACAGGTAGCACAAGTGGTGCAACTGCATCAAATCAAATCTGTCCAGTTGGATATAGAGTTCCAACACAAGCAGATTGGACAACATTAACAGGTGCTATTGCTGGGGGAACATCATCAAATGTTGAAAGGGATGCTGCCACAGTATTCTGGACATCAATAACAGGTGTTAATACAAGTGGTTTTAATTCTCTTGGTGCAGGTAGAAGAAGGTCAAGTGATGGCACTTATGAAGATAAGGATACAGAATTTTATTTTCATATGACAGACCCCCCAATAACTTCAATTGCTGGTTCATTACAGAATATTACCACCACATATGTCAATGCAAGTCCTGGCACTGGTTTTGGATTAAATATAAAAATGGGACAATCAGTTAGATGTATAAAAATATAAAGATATGGATTACGAAATTATAGAATTAATAATTGATGAGAATGATGAGCAATCAGGTTTGGATGGTATTGCCTTGGTAAATAATCCAGCCATTGAGGTTGATTTTCAATATTTCAATAAAGAAGAAGAAGACTTATCAATGTCTTGCAATAATCATTATGTATTATCAGAAGAGATGGTGCCAAAAATGATTCAAATGTTTTCATCTTATGGAAATACACATAATGATTTAATGAAAGATGGTTTCAAGATTGTTAAGGTTAAGAAAACAAAACAACAACAATTTGCTGATATTATTGCAGAACCAAACAAAGATAGTGAAATAGAAGATACCCCTACTGTAAGAGTAAGATATAAATATGTTGGTCCGAAAGATGAAAAGAATAGACCTTTTTGTAGTGAGATGATGAAACTTAATAGAGTTTTTAGAAGAGAAGATATTATTGAAATGTCAAATCAAACTGTAAATGAGGTTGGTCCAGATGGATATGATATATTTGAATGGAGGGGTAGTTATAATTGCAGACATTCTTGGGTTGAATTAACTTATGTTAAAGAAGGAACAATAATCAATAGTGCCAAAGTTACAAGGGGATTGATTACAGAACAAGGTGTTCCAGGTCCAGATACAAGAACAACTGCAACAATAAATGCAGGAAATACCCCACCAAGAAATGCTTTTGCTGAAATTGGTGAGAGGGGGGGTGTAAAAGAATCAAAGAAAGCCCCAAAATCAGATACACCAAATCCAAATCCAAAGAGGGGGAGTGATGTAAATAAGCCAGGTGAAGCCTCTGATACAAGGGGGGTTGAAGTCCCACAAAAGATAGAAGAATCATTACAGAAGAAAGCAGATGAGTTCAATGAGAAATATAAGGACAAACTTGGATATGGTGTTACCATTGCACAATTAAGAACAGTTTATCAGAGGGGGGTTGGAGCATTTCAAACAAGTCGTTCCCCAAATGTTAAATCTGCTGAACAGTGGGCACAAGCAAGGGTTAATGCTTTTTTATATTTGGTAAAGAATGGCAGACCAGATAATGCAAAATATGTTCAAGATAATGATTTATTAACAAAGAAACATCCAAAGGCAAAGTTTGAATATATGTTTTCAGATGAGTTATATGAGTTTGAGGAATCAATTACAGATTACCCCCAATTCATAAAGGATAATGCAGCAAAGGCATTAAAATGGTTTCAAGAGAATGATAACCCCAATAATTGTTTAACCCAAGTTGGGAAAGTAAGAATGAACCAATTGGCAAAGGGTGAGCCATTATCTTTGAATACTGTAAAGAGAATGAAAAACTTTATAACAAGACATACCAAAGATTTGCTTGTATCAAAATCATATGATGATGGTTGTGGATTATTGGCAATGGATGCTTGGGGTGGGGTTGAAGCATTGGATTGGACAGAGAGAACCATAAAAAAATATGAGGAAATGTCAAATGCAATTGATGAAGAGGAAGGATATAAGTTCTCCATTGCAAATGATGAAGAAAGAATATTGGTTGGTCCAGCAATGATACCAGATAAAATGATGATAAGAAGGGATCCAATTACACAATCAAGATATTTTGTATATTTTAGAAAAGAAACCATTAAGGCTTTGCAAGAAAAATATATGAAAGATAAATTATTGGATTCAACAAATGTGGAACATTCTGATAATAAAGTTAATGATGTTACATTAGTTGAAAGTTGGATTGTTGAAGATGATACTTATGATAAGCAAAAGAAATTTGGTTATGACAATCCAATTGGCACTTGGATGATAAAAATAAAGGTTAATAATGATGATGTTTGGCAATTAATTAAATCAAAAAAATTAAAGGGTTTTTCTGTTCAAGGATATTTTTCAGAAAAAAAGATGGGATTTATTGATTTATGATAAACATTTGAAAATAACTGTATATTTATATAAATAAAATATTATGAGGAATATTATAAAAAAACTAAATTCTCTTTTAAGGTTAAATTTTGCATCATATAAAACTGTTGATGGGGGTGAATTGGTCTGTGAGGATGAGTTAGAAGTAGGTTCAGAAATCTATTCAATAACTGACAATGGACAATTACCAGCCCAAACAGGGGATTATGAATTGGAAGATTCAACTATTGTAAAAGTAGAAGATGGAATAATCAAAGACATAACGTATGAAAACGAAATGGAACAAAATGTAGAATTTACAAAAGCAATGTTGGCTGATGGTACAGTTCTTGAATCCCCAACTTTTGATGTGGGTGAAAAGGTTGATATTGTTGGTGAAGATGGCTCAAAAACAAAAGCCCCAGATGGTGAGCATGAAATAATGTTAAAAGATACTTCTGGAAAAGAGGTTAAAATTAGAATTATAACAGAAGATGGTGTAATTAAAGAAAGAATGAATGTTGAAGAAATGGCTGACTTGTCAGAAGTTAACGATGAAAGCACAGATGATTTTCAAGCATTTATGAAAGACATGAAAGATAAGGTATCTATGTTGGAAGAAAAGATGGCTATGATGGAGAAGAGATATGACAATATGTCTTCTGAAGTTGAAAAGTTTTCAAAGACCCCTGCTGGTGAACCTGTTTTTCAACCAAAGAATTTGGCACATGAATTTAGTGAATTTAAAAGTGATAAGTTTGCTGAATTAAGGTCAATAAGAGGTGGTAAATACACGAATAAACAATAAAAATTAAAATTAAATTAAAATGAGTAATAGTAAAAAATATGATTTTGCTTTTAATTTATCAAGTCTTGCAACCTACACAGATGAGGTTGGGGGTTTATTAATTAGGAGAGCAATATTAGAAGGTGAAACTGCAAAAGTTATTAGAGTTCAACCTGGTATTAAGGGAACACAAGCCTTAAATTTATTGGACAGCACCCTTTACGTTCAAGATGGTAGTTGTGGATGGACAACATCTGGTTCAACAACCTTCACACAAAGAGACATCACAGTATGTGATTTGAAAGTGAATGAAGCATTATGCCCACGTGATTTGAATGATTATTGGTTAGGACAATTGTTACAACCAGGTTCATACAATGAAACTGTTCCATTCGAACAAACAATTGCTGAATTAAAGACTGCACAAATTTCTCAATATATTGAGAATTTAATGTGGCAGGCCACAACTGGAACAACTTGTTTCAATGGTTTCAAATTTTTATTTGACCAATTAGGAACTGGTACTACATCAAATGCTGGTTCAATTGTTGTTACAGGTCAAACTGCATTATCAGCAACAACTGCATTAACACAAGTTGATAATTTGGTAGTTGCAATACCTGATGATATTGCAGATGCTGATGATTTAGTATTGTTTATGTCGCATTCAAATTTTAGAAAATATTTGATTGCATATAGAACTGCAAACTTCTTCAATTTTAGTCCAGCAACTGGATTTGAAGATTTGAAAATCTATCACCCAGCAACAAACATCTTGGTTAAACCAGTAGGTGGATTGAATGGTTCAAACCAAATGGTTCTTGGTAAATCATCTTATATGGTGATGGGAACTGACTTGCTTTCTGATGCAGAAGGTTTGAGAATGTTCTACTCACAAGATTTTGATGAGGTTAGATTAAGAGCAAACTTCAAAGTTGGTGTGCAAATTGCATTCCCACAATTTTTCGTTTCAAATGGATTAGATTAATCATAAACAACAAGGGGGGTGGTGTAGGAACCATCCCCCACAATTATAAATAATAATAAACATGGCAGGATGTGCTAATTGCTTAATTACAAGCACAATATGTAAAGCGTGTAGAGAAACCGTTGGTGGTTTAAAGAATGCTTATGTATTGGCAGGTGAGATAAGTGGAACAACAATTGATGCTGGTGGATCTATTACCTCTTTTTCAGGTAGTGGCACTTGGTTTCAATTTGAGTTGGAAAGAAATACATCAAATTTTACTGAAACAATTAATGCCTCATTAGAAAATGGAACAGTATTTTATCAGCAAGATTTGAATTTAGTTTTCAATAAATTACAAGCAACAACAAGAGCCCAATTAAGATTATTGTCAAAATGTTCCTCATTACGTGTTGCCATCGAAACAAACGATGGGACTTGGTTTATGTTGGGTTTAGATTATGGCATGGCTGTGTCAGCAGGAACTGCCGATACCGGGTTAACATTTGGAGATAGAAATGGTTATACCATCACCTTGACAGGTTTTGAAAAAGAACCAGCAAGGGAAATCACTACCGATTTAGATACCGCAACAACTATGACAATAACAGAATGCTAGTAGTATTCTCATAAAACATGGGGGGGGGAGAAATCCCCCCTTTTCTTAATTTAAAAAGTAATGTTAATAATAAGGAAGTTTCAAACAAATAGTTTGGTTGTTACAATGTCTATGAATAGAACATTAAATAATCCTTATTATTTATTTTCATTTCAACACATTTCATCCAAGGAATTTGTTAGATTTTATCCAGAAATATTATCATCAACAACAAGATCAGATTTAATTAGGTTTGTTGAAGGTAGCCCCCAAAATTTAAGTGCAGTTCCACCAGTTATTAATTTTCCATATATTGGTCAATATTATTATTCCATTTATGAAATGGTTAGTAGTGGGACAACAAATCCATCAAATGCCACATCCAAATTGGAATCTGGTAGAGCATGGGTCGTCAAAGATAATGATACAGATGATGATTGTTATTATGATGAATATATAAGTGATAATGAAATTAATGAAAAGATAATATATATTGATGATTGTGAGGCTGATCCATCACCAACACCAAGTATTACACCAAGTAATACAGTGACACCAAGTCCTTCACCAGGGGCATCAACAACTCCAACCATTACCCCAAGTATTACCCCAACATCAAGTATTACACCAACCATTACCCCTACATCAACTATTACACCAAGTGTTACAGAAACACCAAGTATTACTCCTACAACAACACAAACCACTACTCCAACCACTACACCAACAAATACTGAAACCCCTACCAATACTCCATCTACAACAATAACTACTACTCCAACCACTACTCCAAGTGAAACAGTTACCCCTACAATTACTCCTACATCAAGTGAAACTCCAACACCAAGTATTACACCAAGCAATACAGTAACTCCAAGTGTTACAGAAACTCCTTCAATTACTCCTACATCAAGTGAAACTCCAACACCAAGTATTACACCAAGCAATACAGTAACTCCAACTAATACAGAAACACCTACAATTAGTGTGACTGCAACACCAGGGGCTTCTGTTACACCAACAAACACATCATCAGTTACACCAACTCCAACACCAAGTATTACACCAAGTGTTACAGAAACACCAAGTATTACTCCTACAACAACACAAACCACTACTCCAACCACTACACCAACAAATACTGAAACCCCTACCAATACTCCATCTACAACAATAACTACTACT